CCAACGTTGAAATCGTTGGCCAGGGTTTGGTGCAGAGCACGAACAACACCTATAATGTCGGTGATGTTGCCGGGAATGTTCCGATCGAAACGAAAGGAGGCGATGCCACCCAAAGTAACGACCTGAAAGCTGATGTTTCAGTGATTCCAATGGACAAACCACCGATCGTCGGTGGAGCTGTGCCGGTCGCATTGATGTACCCTAGTTTAGCGAAAACTGCTGGGGTTGAAATGGTCAATGCTTTGCAGCTCAATCCAACTCAGTTATACCGGCGTGGAGATGAACATTTCTCAGCCGAAGAAGCCAGCATCGATTTTCTGCTTCAACAGAGAGTTCCAATAGCTCGCTTTGAATGGAATACGACTGATTCAGCTGGAAAACAACTGATGCGGATCAATTTGAATTCGCTATTATCAACTGTGGATCCTGCTGTGCCGAACACCATCAACCCGTCTGGGAATCCAGTAACCGCTATTTTGAATTTGTTTCAATTCTGGAAGGCAGATGTGGAATTGGAGTTAGTAGCTGTGCGAACTCATTTCCACTCTGGACGATTGCGAGTTGCCGTCGGGTACGGTACCGAGAGCGTCGCTGCTGGAGACGAATCTTTGTATTTCAATGAAGTGCTGGATTTTAATAACGAAACGTCGGTTGGGAAGGTTTTGATACCTTATAATGCTGCCACTACCGTCCTGCGAACCATTGATTATGATATCACCAACGCCACTGCATCTGCAGTTGTGTCAGATCCGATTCAGGACTATTCGATGGGCGACGTTTGTATTACCGTTGTAAATAAACTAGTAGCACCAGCCACTGTATTTTCACCAATCCAGGTAATCGTTTTCGCGCGCTTATTAAACGCTGAAGTCATGGTTCCTCGCGGCATGAGTCCATTCGAGGTGACAACAACGACCGCTTATGAAACGAGCGGCGACTTGGCCCAAATTGTGGCCACTGGACAAGGCGACTCTGACCCTGTAGAATTGACCACTTCTGAAACTGGAAAACCTTTAGGCGACCATTTTATGGTTCGCGGTCTGACTGGATTCCATAC